AGCATTCCAGCCCGTCGAACAATTATTAATCGTGCAACTGCAGCCAGAGCCGCTATTAAGAATGCCAATCCATTGCTTAATTTAGCACTTCAGACAGGTGGCTTTGAGGTAGCAACAGAAGAAAAACTCTTTAGTTCTGTAGAGCAAATGCTTTTGAATCCAGATGCACCTATTGAGGCTGCAACTAGAAAGAGAATGGCAACTGCTTCAAAAATGATTCGAGAATATATTTCTTTCTCTACTGACCCAGAGATGAGACTTATATGGAACTTTGTAGATGCTAAGCGTGCAAAGCGTGAAGCAATTGAGCAGGTTCTTGAAACATTAACAAAGGTAGACCCAGCAGTTCGTGAAGCGAACAGGGCTATCTTCTCATCAATCCTAAAATTCTACTCACGTGATACCTACTCAATCGGAGGCAACTAATGGCTGACAATACACAGACGTTAAAGGATATGGCCGAAGATTTTGGTGGAACTGACGCAAGATATAAAGTTACTCAAAATGGTAATCAGTGGATTCTTAATGAAACGGGTCTTGGTGAAAGATTTCTTTTTGTTGATTCTAAAGGAGATTACCAAGTTCTTGATGCAGACCAGGTTCGTCAGAAATATATAACTGACGCAGGCGGTGCTGCTGGTATTGAATCACTTCGTCAACGGCTATACAAAGCCAACTTTATGAATGAAACAGAATTTAAATTTAAAGATGCTACTGCTTTAAACCGAGCAATTATTGATGCTGCACGCAATATCAGCGTAGAGTTTGTAACAAACTATACCGATATGGCTACACCAATTACACAATCATTTGGTAGTTGGTTAAATAAGCGTGTTGCTATGGCTGGTGCATCAGGTAGTCCAGATTCTGGTATTTCTCTTACTACCCGTATGGAAGCCAATCAGGATATTGATGAGTTCTTTGTAGAATACCTTGGTCGTAAAGCAACAGAAGCAGAAAAGACTGACTACTACAATAAGGTTAATACCGAAGAAAAGAAGGCTGTTCGTACTAGTAAGGTATCTGGCGGTAAAGTTGTAGAAACTGGAGAACGTCTTGATACCACAGACTATTACCGTATCCGTGCATCAGTTCTAGCACCTGTCGTTAAAGGTACTGCAATTGAAGATATTACCAAGGGTAATGGCAAAATTGCACAGGATGTATCTGAACTAAAGGCTTATGCTGCAGATTATGGAATTAAGTTAGATACAAAGCAGGCATTGGATAGAGTTGTATCTGGTCTAAAGCCAGGTGGGTCGTTAACAACTGGAAAACTTGATACAGAAAAGACTGCCATTAAGGAAATGTCTAAAGCATTCTATGGCAAGTTAGCACCGTTGATTGACCAAGGTGTAAAGATTTCAGATATTGCTAGCCAGTTTGCATACTATAAGGGACAGATTCTTGAGATGCCAGATAACGCAGTAAGCGTATTTGATGAAGATATTCAAGCAGCACTAAAGAATGACGGCAAAGATGGCGTTATGACAATTAGTGATTACCAACAATATTTACGTACAAACCCAAAGACAAAACCGCAGTGGCTAAAGACAAAGGGTGCTAAGGAAGAAGCGGCAGGATATGCCAATGAAATCCTTAAGACATTCGGATTGATAGGATAATGAGAATACCTGTTGCTGGTGTTGACAATACACCAAGAGTACCCGCTCCAAAACCTACCTCATCTGTACCTACAATGCCACCTGCAATGCAGTCTGCAGCAAAGCCTAAAAAGACAAGTGCGCCAACATCTGGTGCAGTTTCAAACTTTAAGCCTACTGTTACTATTCCACAGCCAGCGGTGCAGGCTGGGCAAAAAGGTTTTGTTGGTCCAGTTGCTACAACTGTTCAGTCTGCAAGCAAAACAGCAAATGATTATTTAAATTTAGGACCACTAGGTGGTCTTGCTTCTGGCGTAATTGCTGGTGTTAATGCACCGCTACCTGGAGCAGGAACTTCAACTGGTGGAACATGGACAAAGGCTGGAACAGTTGAGACTGCATCAGGTCCAGTAGATGTTGATGCTAATGGCATAGCACAAGATGGTTCTACCCCAGTTGCTAAAACAAAAACAACAGTTGATGATGGTGACGATAAAACACCAACACTTGTAGATACAATTACTGATGATTATGGTAATAAAATTGGTATCTATTCAGATGGTACTAAAAAAACTTTAGTTAGTTCTGGTCGAAACTATCGCCTAACAGTAGATGAAGATGCTTATGCAATCCTTACCAGGACGCTAGAAGATAATGGTATCGGAGACTTTGCAAAGATTATTCAAGGTTATATGGATAGAGGCTTGGGTTCTCAGCAGGCTGCTCTTGAAATCCGCAAAGAACCTATCTACCAGAAGCGATTTGCTGGCAATGAAGCCCGCCGTAAGGATGGGCTTAATGTACTATCTGAAGCAGAATACCTTGAACTTGAAAACTCATACATGAAAACACTAAAGGCTTTTGGTGTTCCAAATGAGTTGGGTAAAGATAAGGAAACACGTCAAACTGCTATGGCTAATCTTATTGCTGGCGACGTAGATGCAATTGAATTTAAAGACAGAGTTGATACTGTAGTAAGTCGTGTTAAGAATGCCGACAAGACTACAAAGAGTACCTTTAATACATTCTTTGGTATTAAGGATGAAGACCTTATCTCTTACTTCTTAAATCCAGAAGCAAACCTTCCTAAGTTGCAAGAAAAAGTAACTGCTGCAGAAATTGGTGCAGCAGCCAAGGGACAAAACCTTGCAACCAGCCTAGATGCTGCTACAGCACTAGCGCAGTTTGGTGTAACTAAAGAGCAGGCTCGTACAGGATACGAGGCTATTGGCGAAGTATTGCCAACTGCAACTAAACTTGGTCAGATTTATGGAGACCAGTACACACAAGCAACAGCAGAACAGGAAGTCTTCCAAGGCACAGCCTCTGCTAAGCGCAAGCGTCAGCAACTTGCTGAGCGCGAAGTGGCTACATTCTCTGGTTCATCTGGACGTATGCGTTCAGGTAGACCAGTAGGTAATACAGGCCAATTCTAAGAATCCCTAGGTGGACCGACTAGCCCCACCAGGCGTATAAGACTAGGAGTAGAAGCCAGCCAGTTTCCCCGAACTGTAACTGCGGTCTGCGAAACTAACTACAATAGAAGGGTGAGGTTGCTATGAGCAACAACAACAACTGGGATAATGACGATGACCTCGATATGTATGACGAGGCAGGCATGGCCGAATCGAACGGAATTAAAGAACTTCGAAAGGCTAAGCGTGCTGATGAAAAGCGTATCAAAGAACTTACTGAAAAGTTGGAAATGTTCGAACGCCAACAGCGTGAGTCTACAGTCAAGTCAGTCCTAGAATCCAAGGGAGTCAACTCCAAGGCTGCCCGTCTAATCCTTAAGGATTTAGATGAAGTCAGCGAAGACGCAGTTGCAAACTGGCTTCGTGAAAATGGAGATATTGTCGGATATACCGAACCAGAGCAAAAGCAGGAAAAGCCAAACATTAGCGAGTTTACTCGCCAAGATGGTGCTACCCAATTTGCTGCGACTCCCGACGTTTCAGATGAATATGTTGATATGTTACAAAACTATAACGGAAACTCTGAAGAAGAATTACTGTCCATCATCCAAAGCATCTCAAATAAGATGCAATAATCTAGAAAGAGGTATCGCCAAATGGCAGATGTCTTTACAACTACGACCACTGGATACGGAACTAACCTTGTAACTCTAGCATACGACAAGTTGATTGAAACCAACCTCCGTGTATTGCCAAAGTTTCGTGAGATTGCTGACAAGAAGGTCGGCTCACTTACACACAACGGTTCCTCAATCCGTTTCCAGTTCAACACCGATATTGCTGATACAACTGTAGCAGGAGCAACACTCACAGAGACTGTTGACCCAGATTCAGTTGCAATTCCAGCAACAACATACATTGACGTAGCACAACTTGAACTCGGACGTTCAGTGCTTCCAGTCAAGAAGATTAACCTAATGTCAATTGCAAACATTGACCCATGGGTTGCAAACGCAGTTGGCTTCAACATGACCAAGACACTTGACAACGCAATCGTTGCTAAGTTGGATGCAGGTGCGAACATCGTTCGCGTTGCAGGTGGTTCAGGAGCAGTTTCAAACGTCTACGAAGGCGTTGGAACAGTTGCTGCTAAGAACACAATTGCACCAGCAGACACAATGAAGTCTGCTGCTATCCGTACCGCAGTTACAAAGATGCGTGCTACTGGAGTTCAGACAAAGGGCGCTGGAATGTTTGTTGCATACATTCACCCAGAAGTTTCTGTTGACCTCCGCACCGAGACAGGTAACAACGTATGGCGTACACCACATGAGTACCAGAACGCTGCTCCACTTTACGGCGGAGAGACAGGTTCATGGGAAGGCGTTCGCTTCATTGAGACAGCAAACGCTACAAACTCACAGTCAGGTACTGGCTCTTCAACAACTCAGACACGTGTTTACAACACATATGTTGTTGGTGCACAGGCTCTTGCTGAGGCTGTATGGAAGGAACCAGGCATGGAAATCGGAGTGGTCCAGGACCGCTTCAACCGTTTCAACCCAGTCGGTTGGTACGGAATTATCAACTGGTCACTCTATCGTACACCAGCATTGGTTCGTATCGAGACAGCAGCATCAGGTCGTCCAAACGCTTAATCAGTAGTTTGACGCTAGTGCAGGTACAGAAATGTACCTGCACTGGAGTAAACCTATTGGAGGAAAAATGGCATTTAGATTTACTACACCAACAATTCTAGAAGAGATGGAAAGCGATGGCCACCCATTATTTTCTAGAATTAAAATCCCAAAAGGTATAACAGTTTTAAAAACTGGTAGTACTTATTATCAAGTTCGCTATCCATCTGCAGAAGAAGTAGCAGATGCAGATATTGCATATATTGGCGGATACTCCTATGAGGTTACAGCAGAAGAAAAGGCTAGCCTAGAGGCAGCAGGATATACAGTGGAGACGGTATGACACATTGCAATCATATTAGTAGGGTAAAAGAGTGGGGCTTTGATGAAGCCCATAACTTTAGGGTGACAGAGTATGACTGCTTGTTATGTGGACTAACATCACCAGTTCCATTTAAAGATGAAGAAGATATTGATATTGACCACACTGGCTGTGATGATGATTGTTTTGGTTGTAAAGTAAGAACACTTGAACTCAATACTGGCGATGCTAATTCTCAGAAAGCAATGAGTAATAAAAAGTGGCATGGTGAATTGGATGCTTATAGAGCAGCACGTGCTCAAGGTATTCAACCTGCTGGAACCAGCATGGCGCATATTAAGGCTGCGGTAGAAGCCTCTGACGTAATGGGTAAACCATTTGACGCAGATACTGCAGCAACAACGGCGCAATCAATTAACAAAAAATCAGTTAAATCACTTACGGAAGTAGGAGCAATATAATGCCAATGTTTGGAAACAAGAAGTTCCCATACACACCAGCAGGTATTAAGGCGGCAAAGATGTATGCCAAGGCTGAAGGTATGGAAGACAAGGCCATGAAAATGGGCGCAAAGAAAAAGAAGAAGGCTGTAAAGAAGTCTGCTAAGAAGGCTATGCCTAAGAAGATGGGTAAGAAAAAATAATGCCAAAAATTAATGGAAAGCCTGTAGACCCAAAAGTTTATGCTAAAAGGGTTACGGGGGCTAAAAAGGTTTTGGCAAAAACAGACCCTTCTGTAAAAACAAAAATTGCAGAAATGTATTCAAGCACTTCATCTAAAGTACTTGCTGACAAAATGTTAAAGAGTGCAAAAAAGAAACCACTTCCATCTAAGTCAATAAGTTCTGGCAAGAAGACTCAAGATGCTGTACGTAGACGTCAAATTCCTGGTACACCAGTACCTATGCCTAAAAGAAATTTGCCTTTAATAGGTGGACGTAAGGCTACACCAGTTCCTATGCCTAAACGCAGTGCTACTGGTGCTACTCCAAAGATTGCTCCAGGTCCAAAAAGAAAATCTCCTGGTACAGCAACTCCTAAAGCAAAAGCAAAAAAGCCAACACTTAACGATTACCTAAAGCAAGGCAAGCGCCCACCAATGAAAATTAAGCCAGGACTTACTCGTCCATCTGATGCTGATGTAATCATCAAGGGCTATAACGATAAAAACACTATCAAGAAATATAAGAAGGGTAAGTAAAATGGCAGAAAAGAAGCCAGGGGCAAAAAAGCCTAGACCAGTAGTACAAATTACAAAAGTAAAAAAGCCTATGCGTAAGTCAGTAGTAAGAAACCCTAATGCTCCTAAGGCAACAGGTTCTGGTACTACAGTTAAGCCTATTACTAAGAGCGAAACTTTTATGAAAAAGGGCAAGGCAAAGGGAATGAATTCAGGTTCTGCTAAGAATTCTGCTGTTCCAAAGGGTCCTAAGTTCCCATCTTCTGTTCCAGAAAAATACAAGACACCACGCAGAGATGCATTGTCTTGGATGGATGAACAGCGTTTTAAGAAATATGGCTATCAGAGTGACGAAGGAAAAGCCAAGACAAAGAAGGCTATGCAAAGCATTCAATCAGGTAAGAAGCCTTCTCAAAAGATAGCACCTAAGAAGTCAGCACCAGCACCAAAGAAGTCAACACCAAAGCGCCGCATTTTTGTTGGTCGCGGTGGTCGCGGTGGCGGAATTTTTGGTGGCGGTGGCCGTGGCGGATTGAATGTAAATCGTTAAATGACAGACCCAAGACTAAAGCGAGCAGGAGTATCTGGTTTTAATAAACCAAAGCGTACACCTAATCATCCAAAAAAGTCACACGTAGTTGTGGCTAAGGTTGGTACTACGGTTAGAACTATTCGCTTTGGTCAACAAGGTGTAAGCGGCTCCCCCAAGAAATCGGGGGAGTCTGCTTCATACCGAAAGCGTCGTGAGTCTTTTAAGGCTCGCCATGCTAAAAATATTTCTAAAGGAAAGTTAAGCGCAGCATACTGGGCAGATAAGGTGAAGTGGTAACAATGGCTTACACAAAGTCTGCACTTAGAGAACGACTTAAGAATCAGATTATGTCTGGCTCTAAAGGCGGTAAGCCTGGTCAGTGGTCTGCACGTAAGGCGCAGTTACTAGCACAGGCTTACAAAAAGGCAGGCGGTGGCTACTCTGGCAGTAAGACTACTGCTCAAAAGTCCCTATCCAAATGGACTAAAGAAAAGTGGACTACTAAGTCAGGAAAGCCTAGTACACAGGGGCCTAAGGCTACTGGTGAGCGTTACCTACCCAAAAAGGCAATCAAGGCTCTATCGGCCTCTGAGTACGCCAAAACCAGCGCCGCAAAGCGGGCTGGTACTGCCAAGGGCAAGCAGTTTGTAAAACAGCCAAAGACCATAGCAAAGAAAACGGCGAGGTATAGATAGTGACAGTTACGTTAGACGATTTAGCCAATGAGGTAGCAATGAACCTTGCTGGCTATACTCTGCAGCAAGACCAGACTACCCACCTTACATCTGCTATTACTACGACTACATCTACACTTGCTGCCCCTACAGTATTTTCTTTGGCAGCAGACCAGGTTGGTGAAGGCGTTGTAGAAATTGACAATGAGTTAATCTGGGTCAGCGAGTATGACCGCATTTCACGAAATGCTACTGTGCCACCATATGGTCGTGGCTTTATGGGAACCACAGCAGCAACACACGTTGCTGGTGCACGTGTAGTTATTAAGCCTACATTCCCACGCTCATCTGTTAAGCGTGCAATTCAGGATACAATCCGCGCTATTGGCTCTAGCATTTTTGCTGCAAAGAACACTTCATTTACATACAACTCAACAGTTGATGGATATGCATTTACAAACTTAAACATTCAAAATATTCTTCGCATGTCTTGGCAGGATACTGGTGCTAACAAGCGTTGGATTCCAATTACTAAATGGACATGGGATAGTTCTCCAGATGTGGCTACATGGGGTGCTGGAGCACAAACAATTACAATCAACGATGCTCGTATTATGACTGGTCGCAAAGTAAATGTAACTTATGCAACAGCACCAGCAACTCTTAGTACTACATCAGAAGATTCATTTTCTACACAAACTGGACTACCTGAGTCTGTTAGAGATGTAGTAGTACTTGGTGCTGCGTATCGCCTTCTATCATTCCTTGACCCAGCACGTAACACAATTACTAGCCCACAGGCTGACGAACTTGATAGCAAGCGTCCATTTGGTGCTAGCAGCACAGCAACAAAAGAACTATACAAACTTTATGCTTCACGTCTTGCAGAAGAAGTACAAGCACAACAACAGCAATATCCCCCACGTATTCGTTACAGCCGATAGGAACCATAAATGCCAGTTAGAAAATATTCATCGCGTTCACAGAAGACAACGCTAACTAGTGCTATAACTTCTGGCAGCAGTTCTATTACTGTTGTATCTGCACCAGCCCTTATGGGTGGTATTACAATGACTGCTGGTCAAACATACACAGTAGTCATTGACCCAGACACAGCCCTTGAAGAAATTGTAGACGTTTATTCTGCTAGTACCAACCCAGTATCTGGTAACACACTAGCAATTGTTCGCAACATTAATGGTTCTGTTGCTCAGGCTCACTCAGCGGGTGCTGAGGTTCGCCACATGGCTATTGGTCGTGACTATCAAGAAGCCAATGACCACATTGAAAATACAACTACAGCACATGGCTTGACTCTTGCTAACGTAACCCTATCAACTGGTACTGGCAATGTATCAACTCAAATGCTTGCAACTAATGCTGTGACAACAGCCAAGATTACAGACGCTAATGTAACTACAGCAAAGATTGCCGATAGTGCGATTACATCTGCTAAGATTGCAGACGGAACTATTGCTACAGGTGACATTGCAGACTCTGCTATTACAACCGCAAAGATTGCTAATGCTAATGTAACTACTGCTAAGATTGAAGAGTCTGCAGTTACTAACTCTCGTATTGCAGCAGATGCTGTTACATCAGACAAGATTGCTACTGATGCAGTTGGAACTTCAGAAATTGCTAACCTTGCAGTTACTACCGCCAAGATAGCAGACTCAGCCATTACCTCAGCAAAAATTGCCGATGGCACTATTGTGGCTGGAGATATTGCTGACGGTGCTATTACATCCGCTAAAATTCTAGATGGCACAATTGTTGCTGGCGACCTAGCCGATGGTGCTGTAACTTCTGCCAAGATTTTAGATGGAACAATTGTTAACGCCGATGTAAATACATCTGCTCAAATTGCATATGGTAAGTTAACTCTTACTAACTCTATTGTTAACGCAGACATTAACGCATCAGCAGCCATTGCATTAAGCAAATTAGCAACCGACCCACTGGCTCGTGCTAATCACACTGGTACACAAACTGCTTCAACTATTTCAGATTTTGATACACAAGTTCGTACCTCTAAGGTAACAGACCTTGCAGCGCCTACTGGTTCATTCTCTATGAACAGCCAGAAGATTACAAATGTATTGGACCCAACATCAGCGCAAGACGTTGCAACCAAAGCCTATGCAGACTTAATGATTCCTTTGACACAAAAGGGTGCAGCAAATGGAGTTGCTTCTCTTGGTTCAGATGGCAAGTTAACAACTGCTCAGATTCCAGATGTAACTATTACAGATACATTTGTAGTTGCATCCGAGGCTGCAATGCTTGCACTAACCGCTCAAATCGGCGATGTTGCAGTTCGCACGGACCTAAATAAGTCGTTTATTCTACGCGTTGCTGGAGCATCAACACTTGCAAACTGGCAAGAACTTCTTACTCCAACAGATTCAGTTCTATCAGTAGATGGTATGACTGGCGCAGTAAGCCTTTCATCAACATACGCAACAGTAGCAAATGCTGCTAACAAGTTACCTCTTGCAGGTGGCACTATGACTGGCGCTATTGCAATGGGAACCAATAAAATTACAGGTCTTGGTGACCCAACTAACGCACAGGATGCAGCAACCAAGAACTATATTGATACAGCAGTCCTTGCTCCTAGCAACCTGACTGGTCCTATCACTTCTGTTGGCAACGTTACATCTGTTGCCTCACAGACTGGTACTGGCAGCAAGTTCGTGATGGACAACACTCCAACACTTATTACCCCTGTTCTTGGAGTAGCCACAGCCACATCTATTAACGGTACGACAATTCCAAGCAGCAAAACTCTGGTTGCTACTGACTCAACTCAGTATGTAGTGCCCAGCCAGACTGGAAACTCAGGCAAGTATTTAACTACAGATGGAACTACATCTTCTTGGGGAGCCATTCAGGCTGGTTCACAGGTTAAGATTGAAGGCGGAGTTGCCGTCACTTATGATTATGTTGACTTTGTTGGTATGGGTACTGACACTGGTACTGCAGGAACAATTAAGGTTCAGCCACTAACGCCAACGGGTGCAAGCACTGGTAAGCGAATCTACACAGGAACTACTACACCATCATCTCCTACAGCAGGAGACGTATGGGTGGATGCAACAGCAAGTGCTGGTGCAGACTTAACCACTATGACAATTATGGGAGCGTACTAATATGCCAGTTAAAGTATATGATGGAACCAACTGGGTAACAGTTGCTGGTGATGGTGCTGCAGGTGCTCCTGGTGCTCCTGGCGCTAATGCAACATCATCTTCTATTAGCACCTGGGTTAAGACAGCATCAGGTGGAGAAACATCTGTATCTGGCACAGGTGACACAGGATATGGAACACTCGCCTATACCGTAGGACAAGAACTTGTATACCTTAATGGTGTGCTTCTTGACCGAGGTGATGACTACATAGCAACTAATGGTACATCTATTACAGGGCTTACAGCCCTTACTGCTGGAGATGTTGTAACTGTATGGACTGTCAACTCATTTAGCGTAGCCAATACTTACACACAGGCTCAGGCTAACGCAGCATTTGCTCCTATTGGCCAAGGAATGACATTACTTTCAACAACAACAACTAACAGTGGAACAACAGTGCAAACGGTAAGTGGAATTTCTACAGCCTACAAATCAATCAAGATTATTGTTTCAAATTTAAGAAATAATGGTGGTGTCACTTATCAGGCAAGACTTAATGGAGATAGTGGTACAAATTATATCCAGGCTTATTCAGGTCAATATTGGGCTGGATATGATGGAGCGGTTGCCAAACGAAATACTATTATTCTAGGTAATCGAAATTCAAATCAAACAGATTGGTCTCGTCAAGGTTACGGAGTATTTGACCTTTATAATTATAATGCTGCAGGACAGTGCATTGTACAGTATTCATCACTTAATCACGATGATTCAACAAACAACGATACCTTTACATTTACTGAGGGTATTTTTGTTTACAATGCAAGTGCGGCAGTAACATCCTTTAGTTTGATTGCTGATTCAAATTTTGCGGCAGGAACTATTTACGTTTATGGAGTTAACTAATATGAGCAGACCAAAAATTGCAGACCATAATATTACAACAGGTGAAATGATTGTTCGTGAAATGACAGACGCAGAACTTGTTCAGTATGAATTAGATAAAAATGAAGCAATAGCACGTGAAGAAGCATTGTTAGAAAAGAAAGCCCAGCGTCAAGCAATCCTTGACCGTCTTGGTCTAACAGCAGAAGAAGCAGCACTACTCCTTGGAGGGAACTAATGCCAAATACAAAAGCATACACAAATGCTGTAGGTCCTGGGTTGACATTAATTAATCCTACTTCTATTTCTTTTACTGGAACAAGTGCATCAAATACTGCTGGAAAAATTGCAATAAATGCTTGCAGTTCTATAAGCGTCAATGGTGTTTTTACATCAACATACGATAACTATGTAATTGTATTTTCTCCAATGGTTCAATCTGGAAGCGTTATGAGTTATATAAGACTAAGAGCATCTGGAACGGATGCAACGTCTGGATATAACAATGCTGGCTGGTATCAAAACGCTGGCGGTGGATGGAATAGCAATCCAAACATTACCGACGGACTCTATGCTTTTCAAATGGGTACAACCATCGGTTCTGCAAAGTCAGAAATTTTTGGGCCTAGCCTTGCGCAACCAACACTTCACAATTCAACAAGAACCAACGTCGACCAGCAATCAGGCAGCGCTGGTGGTCTAAATAATAGCACACAGTATGATGGATTTACCGTTTATATTTCTGGTCAAACAATGACTGGTACTATTCGCGTTTATGGATATCGTAACTAGGAGATAATATGAAAATTACTACAATTGATTACACAACGGAACCTCCAACAATTACAGAACGTGATATGACCCAAGCGGAGTTAGACCAACTTGAAGCAGATAGAATTCAATCTGAAAAAATACAAACACTAATCGACAATAAAGAAGGTAGTAACTAATGGCTACAACATCAAAGGCTCTTTTTAGAGGAGCCGCAACAACAACTCTAACAACAACTCTATACACAGTTCCATCTGCTACAACAACAGTAGTGACTAACATTGTAGTAGTAAATACAGCAGCAACTGCAGCAACATTTGACTTAGCACTTAACGGCGTAAAACTTGCTGATACAACTGCTATTGCGGCTGATTCAATTGCTACTTTTGATATTAAACAAGTAATTAATGCTACTCAAACAATTCAGGGTGGAGCATCTGCAACAACAGTAAACTTTCACATTAGCGGAGTGGAGATTAACTAATGGCAACAACAGTATTTCCAGCACCAGTAACATCTTCTATTAATTCAGATGCACTTACAGCGGTTTCTGCAAATGTTGTATATGAGGGAAGAAAAACATTTGACCCTGCCATTTACACAATTACTTGTGCTGCCGCTACGATAACTAACTTTGAATTTATGTCTAATACATCAACTGTAATTACATCTGGTGTAACTGCTTCTGGAACGGTTTCAATTAATCTAGCGTCTACTGCAGATAGAATACGCTTGTGGACTAATACTGGCTCAAATGTTGTTGTAACAATTACAAAAACAGCATCAGCATTAACCAATCAATTTAGCGGTACACTAGATACTATTACAGCAAATACTACATACACTCAAACATCTCCATCTGGTTTTGCATACTTTATTATGGCTGGTGGAGGAGGCGGTGGAGGTAACTCTAACCAGCAATATGGTGGTGGTTCAGGTGGAGGTTCTGGAGGATTTAGGTCTGGAATTGTTGCTCTTACTGGTTCAATGCCAATTACAGTTGGTACTGGTGGTGGAATAAAAGCCGCTGGTACAAGTACTACTTTTGCTGGTTTTACTTGCACAGGCGGTGGAGGTGGAGCCGATGGTGGAAGTGCTACGGGTGGAACAGCAGGAACTCCTAATGGTTCTGCTGGTGGTAATACTTCTGCTAGTGGTAGCCCATATGGTTCAGGTGGAGCAGGTGGCAGCATTACTTCTCCATATTCCTTTATTACAAGTGGAACAACATTTGGAGTTGGAGGAAGAGGCGGTAGTGAAGGCGGAAATAGATTTGATGGCGGATTAGGCGCAGGTGGTGGCGGAGGTCACTCCGCAGGTATTAACACAGGTGGCTCAGGCGGCAACGGTGTTGTTTACATTCTTCGCTTCTAATTAAATCTTATCCCTGAGTATGGATTAAAACTGCTCAACTAATTTTTTCTAGTGGTGGAGGTATGCCTTGGCTGGCAGAGATATTACCGAAGGTCGCGGTAATGAACTTGATATTGCACGTGCATTTGCCGATATTGGTATTGTATCTACTGATGCAGTATGGCAAAACACAAATATATCTTATGATATGGCTATTGCTGGCATGCCTTTTATTGCTGCTATTGGTGATAGAAATCCTGCAACCCGTGAGACTGCACCTTTTCGTAAGGACCAGTTTGACAATGGTGCAGAACCAGGTGAGCAGTCGCTAACTGGTTGGTGGCTGCGCTCACAAATGTCTTTTCATAGCGGTTCAGGTATTACATTTTATGACCCAATGACCAATGATGAGTCAGGACACTACCGCTTTGCTGATAGCAAAGGTGTAGATGTCTGGACTAAAGGTCAAGTAACTATGCTTAAAGCATCAGTACCTGGACATATTACAACTGGCGACTTGCGCTCTAACAAGCGTCCATTTCAATCTTTGCGTTCTATTGAGTGGAATGGCACAAAGGGTGTATTGCTACACGATGAATATGACGTAGATAAAATTGACATCAATGGTAATGAAACACATTTTGTTAACTACAATGCTGGTACAAATTCTCCCGTATATGCTATTTGTGATGACGGAACAAATGCATACTGGATTACAAACTCAGCAACTAAAAAAGAAGTCTACAAAAAAGCGCTTACTTTAGACTCAACCACACCAGTAGGTCTACCAATCTTTGATGAGATTGGAACAATTTCTAACGCAATTATGGAATACGTTAAAGAGCGTATTGTTATGTGTGCAGATAACAAGGTATATGAATTTGCTGGCTCAGCAGTTGCAATGCCACCAGTTTTGTATACACATCCATCTGCTTCACATGTCTATACATCTATTACAGCATCTGGCCCAGCAATTTATATTGCTGGCTACAATGGTATTCAGTCTACTATTCAAAAGTTTACTCTTAGCACTGCTGGTGCTATGCCTACTCTTACATCTGCTGTTGTTGCAGCAGAGTTGCCAGTAGGTGAGATAGTCCATAAGATTTATTACTATCTTGGCTACATGGTTATTGGAACCGATAAGGGTGTTCGAGTTGCATCTGTTTCAGACCAAGATGGTTCTATAACTTATGGTCCACTTATTGTAGAAACAAACCAGCCTTGCTATGACTTTGCTGCCCGTGACCATTATGTATGGTGTGCAACTGGTGTAGATGGTGAGCCAGGTACAATTCGTATTGACCTTAGCAATGAAATAGAACCACTTCGTTTTGCACACGCTAACGATGTATATTACTCAGGAGTAACTGGTCGTCAGACAACAGCCTGTGCTTTTATTAATAGCACAAATCGCTTAGCCTTTACTTCGCAAGCCTTAACTAAAGGAACCCTTGTTACTAACAAAGCCAAGGCAAGCGGTGTAGTAACTCTTACTACATCTACTGCTCATGGTTTGGCTCAAGGTGATTCTGTTTGGATTGAAGGTGTTGCGGCCGTATCTAGTTCTGTATTTAACAGTGGTGAAGCACCAACTCCTGGTCCATTTACTGTAACGGGAGTTCCTTCTACAACTACATTTACCTATGCCCTTGCTGGGGCAGATGTTGCTTCTACTGCAGTATCTAGTACTGTAGCAAAAGTTCAGTCTCCTGGTGCTATTTATATTGAAGCAGAGTCTAATTTAATAACAACTGGTTATCTGACAACAGGTAACATTCGTTATGGAACACTAGAGCCTAAGAACTTTAAACGTCTTGTTGGACGTGGCGACTTTAGATATGGAATCTTAACACTAGATACTGTTGATATGGATGGTACAGAGTATGAGCATATTTCATATGATTCAGTTGTACCTTCTATTGAAGTAGGAACTAACCAGCCAAATGCTGCTCGTGAATATGTAGCATACAAGTTTGTATTTACACGCGACTCACTTGTGCCTTCACGTGGCCCAGTATTTAAGGGTTATCAGGTTAAGGCTACTATTGCTACGCCTCGTCAGCGTTTGATTACATATCCTGTCTATAACTTTGATACCGAAACAGACCGCAATGGTGTTGTAGTTGGTTACAAAGGCAGAGCCTATGAGCGCATGATTCAACTGGAAGAACTAGAAAGTTCTGGAGATATTGTGTTATGGCAGGATTTAAATACACAAGAGTTACGTCAGGTTCAGATTGAAAGAACTTCTTTTACTCGCCTAACGCCACCATCTGGAGCATTTTCTGGTTATGGTGGAGTTATTGATATTACAGTAAGGACGGTGTAATGAGCGCAGCAGAATGGGCAGGCTTTGCTGTAGCCATTATGACCTTACTTGTTGGATTTACCAGTGCAATTCGCTGGCTAGTCAAGCATTACTTAAGTGAACTAAAGCCTAATTCAGGCAGCAGCATGAGGGACGCAGTTAATATCAACACCGAACGATTGGACCGAGTTGAACAACGCGTTGACCAGATTTACCTCTTACTTTGCGAAAGAGAAATCAAGTAAGTTAGCAGTATTACTTATATTAATTGGAACTACATTTATATTTTATCCCCAAGCCAATGCAGCAACAGCCTATGCAGATGTAACTTGCGCCAAGCAAGATGGAACTCAGCAGACGTATCAAATTGGATGGGATAATAGCAACCAATTCTTCGAAGGAAGAGGTTACATTCCTAGATTATTTTGTGAGGGCGGATATGCACCATCAGGATTCAATGTTTACGTTAGTGATAATCTTTCTGATAGTACTACTGGTTACTACAATGGCGTAGTTCCAGTTATCTCCAGTCCTTCGGAGACTCAAACTGTTGTTTCTGGGGAGACTTCAACTGTAACTGGCGATACTTCGACTGTATCTTCTGATACTCAAACAGTAAGTTCTGATACCCAGACTGTAGTTGCCGATACTCAAACTTCAACTGTTGATTCTCCAACTGCAAGTGTGTCAGATACTCAGACTTTGACGGTTGAGACTGAAACTTCTCAAGTAGTGAGCGATTCAGAGACTGTAGTGTCTCAACCTTCCGAGACTCAGACTTCGACATCTGAATCCAGCACACAAACCAACCAGTCAGAAACATCAACAACCACAACAGAGGTTCCCACTCAGCCATTGCCTACTCCTGAACCTGTTCGTCCTGAACCCGTTGTGGTTCCAGAACCTCAACCTGCTCCTCAGCCTCAACCAGAGCCTGAACCTCAGCCTGAACCTGAGCCTGAGACTTTACCTGAGCCTGAGCCTGTTGACGAAGAGGTGATTGAGGAGCCTTTGGAAGAGACAGTACCAGTTCCTGAAGAGCCTTTGCCTGTCGAGCAACCTTCTGAACGTCCAGAAGAAGAAGAAATAAATGAGATTCCAGTTGAGGAAATTGTTCAGGAACCGAGCGAAGAGTCACCTGTGTCTCAACCTCAGCCTGTTCAAGAACCGCAACCAATCGTTGTATCTGAAGTTTCACCAGTTGCTCCTATCGTTAGTGAGCCAATGGTAACACTAGATAACGGGGTAATCCTGACAGAGGAAGAGGCAGCAGCAGTCGTGTTGCTATCTAATCCTACAGAATTATTAGCAGAATTATTTACAGACCCAGCCGCAGCCTTGGCTGCGCTAGGGTCAGTCGGTGCAGATATGACCGAAGAAGAAAGAGAAGAATCTGAAAAGGTAGTGGTATCAGCCATTATCGCAGGGGGCATAGCAACACAATCAGCGGCAGCCGCCGCTGGAGCAGCCGCCTATAGGAGAAAACCTTGAAGAATTTCTTGTCAGATTTAGCCAATCAGTTGTGGACATTCTTAGGAATGTTTATTGCATGGGTAGTACTAGACGGTTCAGCCAAGTCAGTTGTTGGTTACTTTATAGTAATTACTTTTGCTGCCCACGTTTTAACATTTAGACTACGGAACCCAAAGGAATGACTATGGATACATTTAAGAATGTAATGATGAGAATCTTTGCTGTAATCGCAGCAGAATCTCTTGGTGTAATTGGTGCTGGCTCATTGGTTGGCATCGAAGTATGGCAGGCAGCAACTCTTGCTGGTGCACTAGGTGCAGCACGTGTGCTTGAAGCACTTGCTCGTTTCTATCTAGCAGATGGAAGCCTGACATCAGAAGAAATCAATGCAGCCTTTGCTAAGGTGGACAAGAAAGCGAACGAATAATGGCTAGAAAACCAGCAGTAGTAGATTATTCACAGGTAAAAAAAGCAGTTAAATTACCAAAGCGTGACACTATGGGTGTTAAAGTTTCCAATACTGGTCCACGCAAGTATAAAACTGTACTAACACCAGCCAAAGCCGCTGCAAATAAAGCAGCAGGTGGTAACTCAAATGTTGGTAAAAAGATTACATATTCATCTGGAACTACAGTTGATTATACACAAGTCAAGCGTGTCAAACCAGGTACTACGGGAAGAAAGAGGATTAAGTAATGGGTCAGCGTAGTGATTTTATTGAAGTAGCAAGAGGAGAACTCGGAGTCATCGAGGGACCTAAGGATAACGAGACAAAGTATGGCGCTTTCACTAAGGCTAACTTCCTACCTTGGTGTGGCTCATTCGTGAATTGGTGTGCAAATGAAGTGGGACTTAAGATTCCTAATGTGGTCAGCACGGTTGCGGGCGCTCAGGCGTTCATTAAGAAAGGGCAGTGGGAAAAAGTAAATGAAGCAACTCCACTACCTGGGGATATTGTTTTCTTTGATTTTCCCAACGATGGTGTGGACCGCATTAGTCATGTTGGAATCGTGGTTAAAGATAACGGAGACGGAACTGTAACCTGCATTGAGGGCAACACAAGCCCAGATAAGAAGGGCGACCAGCGCAATGGTGGTCAGGTATGCAGAAAGATACGTGCATATAAGCCTAAGAATGGACCAGCACTAAAGAAGTCACTGCCAGTTTATATCGTTGGCTTTGGCAAGCCAGTATTTAAGTCCTAAGGAGGACACATGTTTGACAAAGAAAAAGCAAAGCAAATTGGACTCTCATACCTACGTGCAGCAGCAGCCTCAGTCGTTGCTCTTTACATGGCAGGTCAGCATGACCCAAAGGTTCTGGCATCTGCCTTCCTTGCAGGTCTTATAGGCCCAATTATGAAGGCTCTAGACAAGTCAGCGCCTGAATTTGGACGCAAAGCCTAGTCTTAACACCCTGTTTTAGGGGCCTAGTAGCCCCGTAGAGACACAAAAGCCCCCACTCTGGTACTTTAACCTACCAGGTGGGGGTCTTTCGTCATTTATATCCCGCGGTAACGGCGTTTTTCAGGGGAGCAAGACCCTGAAACTTACTTACGTCTTGCTGTCTTTTTCTTTGGTGCTGCTTTCTTAACTGGTGCTTTGAAGGTTTCTTCTTCACAGACTTCACAGTCATCATCGCAGTCTAATGTCCAGCCATCCATAAAACTATACTCTTGTTCTAGTTTCTTTCGAGTGGTGTATGAAAGCCACTTGATAGATAGATACTGGGTTAAGGTATTAAGAATGCCATAGATTGCTAAGGCAAGAATAATGCTAAGCACAATTGTTGAATCAATCATTCGTATACTCCATCTGAAACAATTGGTATCGGTGTGATACCAAGTCTGCGTCTTTCTTCTCTTCGAATCTTCTCAGAGGTATTTGCCCACCAGCCTAGCACGTGATACTTCAGAGCATATTCTTTACACTCTGAAAAGACTGAGCAGTTCGAGCAAATTCTTTTTACCATTGGCAGGTTCTCATACATAGTTGAGTCACCTGGGGTGAAGAAATATTCTGTGTCTGTACTGGCGCAGTTTGCACTTTCCATCCACTTTAAATCTTCCACATCAACCTCCTATAAAGTTGTCAGCCCAATCATTCCAATAGTCAATCCAATAGTCAATATCATTTCTCTCCTCCAGTTCGCTCTCGCTCCCTGCCATCATCCACCTGTTGAGTAGAACCCTGGTGCATTAAACTTAATGCCTGGAGCAGACCAGATGCGCTGCATAGTTCCACTACACGTAGAACAAATTGGTGGTATGTTTTCATTTGTTTCTATTACCTCATTACAAGTTGGACACTTAAAGTCATATAATGGCATCACTCACACCCATCTATCTCTGTTGGTGCGGTGCTTATAGCACCACATTCTTTACACTTTTGGGCTAAGTCATACCAGCCTACTGCTCTAGTGTCCTCATCCCACATTACTGTCACTTCAAACATCATGCAACCACATATGCAAGCAAATGTAGGTATGCCTCTTAGGTCAGTTACTGTTGGCTTCTTGTGACTCTTCTTGAACCACGTCTTCATCGTGATAAGGTCTCCATCCACCTAGGTTTTTAACTAACGAATTCATCGCACGCTGCACCTTCATGCGTGCTCCATCTGGGGTGCTGTCCATATCTTTGGCTAGCAGTGACCAGTCAGGTGAGTCTATGCTGAAGCGAAGTCTGAGTATATTCTGTTTAGCATCTGATAGTTTTTCAAATGCTCCCATAATATCGCTTCTAAGAGTGAGCCAGTTGTTGCCTTCTGAAAGACTACCACTCCCGAACTTAGCGTTGAGGTCTTGGATACTAACGGGGATTGCATATGTGCCTGCAATGATGCTTGGTAAGAACGCTTCAACAACTGAGACATCGTAGTAGTAAAGGTCACTGGCATCGTAACCAGACTTGCGGGCTTTTTCTTTCTCGCAATATTTAAGAGCCGCATTACGTAGCGATTTAGCAATTAACTTATCCCTATCTTTCTGCTCTAGGTCTGACCATTCTTTGTACTTACGTGGATGAGCAACAAACCATAGCCATAACTCTTGTCTAATATCATCTCGTTCAATCATGTTGTAACGTCGAGCGTACTCGGCGGACAACTGTTGAACCAACTCACCATACTCTTCAAGGTAGTTCACGGAAGATTAATCTCCCCATTAACAATAGGCACAGCATATGGAGTTACTTTATTATTTGATTGGACGAGGATTCCTAGGCCATGCTGCCAATTGGCTGTGCCTGAACTAAGGTATGTAGCCTGCTTCATATCCATCATATGCCCGACTTCGAGACCAAATAGAGTTGAAGTCTTACCATAAAAGCCAACTGTTTCATGTTGCAAGCCCACGCGATGCGTGTGCCCACAGACTACTGACTTGCCTAATCGCTTGGCTAATGACAGGGCAGTTGAGCCTGGAGTCTGGGACAACTTGCCTTCGTCTCCATGTGCCATTACCCAACCAGGTAGCAATTCGTGCATTTTGTGTAGATATGTTACGCCTAAAGAGTTATACCCCAGCAATTCCTCAACCTCTAGTGAACGTAGAGAGTTGAATGCTGGGGCATACTTACGGATGTATGTATCTATGCGGTCTGTATGGTTACTGCGTTGAATATAAAACGGTTTCTTGCCTAATGCTTTTCGATATTCACCGATGATTTCTTTTGTCTCATCAATACCTTGCTGTAATGTGCCAGCATATTCGCCAGCCATTCCTTTGTTCCAACGACTAGGTTCTGGTGCATCTAGTTCATCACCGACACACCAGAGTTCATCTGGTTTGTAATCACTAATAAAATCTAGGGTTGTCTGGATTATGGAATTGTTCTGGTAGGGAATCTGCATGTCGCTTAGTACCACTACTCTTTTTTGTTTCGCCATTTGAATTGGGTAAACCTTCCCACTGTCCACGCTGGACTAGTAGACCAATTATGGCATAATTTGCAAGGTCAAGTAACGTATCTTCAATTGATTCGTAGTTCGGCGTGTCGCCTGTATCTACTAGGTTGTTAAGCCTAGCCAATTTGTCATACATGCGGACTCGCAGCCCATTCATAGCACCACCTGGTGCTCCCGCTATATTCATAGGGCCATAGTCATCGTGCTTTTTGTATAAAAGTTCTAGTAATTCATATACAATTCCATGTGCATCTTCACGGTTTTTCATTGAGCATCTCCATTAGTTCTTCATCCATGTTCTCATTGAGAACCTTTACAATCATTTCGTTAAGTACATCTTGACTCTTGCCATACTTGGCTGCCAACATAGTTGCAGCCAGTCCTGTAATAAAGAACTTGGCATCTTCTGTTTCACCATCTCTGATTAACTCATAGATACTTCCTAAGGCATGCATGATATTTAGGTACTTACCACCGTCTAATTGTATGCCTACCTTAAAATCTAGGTGGCTAACATGCTCCCAAAATCTGTCATCCAGCGGCAACGCATTCTCTGATTCGTTCGTCAAGCCATTCACTCCCATTCTTAATCATCATAGAGTTTACATCCTCGCCATCGGGCATGCTGATGATGTTAACATTGCCCAACTCACGGCTAATCTTTTTGCCAAACTCTAACCCTGGGGCATCGCCGTCTGCTAAGACAACGACAACATCAAAGTCATCTAGAATTTTAGCATAATGTTTCTTCCAGTTATTAGCACCTGGAATACCAACTGTTGGATGCTGGGTCTTGACGCTCATCATAATACAATCGAACTCACCTTCAGTCACACAGATATAATCATCTGCTGCAAAGACTGCCTGAGTATTAAACATAGTAGTTTCAGCACCAACTAATCCCATATACTTAGCATCGTGTGTGCCTGTTAAGTCACGGAATCTAATATCAACCACGCCTGATGGCGTGATATAAGGGATAGCAAGCCTGCCTTTATATGGCTCATGTCCTGGCAGTGGGTCTTCTACCACCCCCAAGTGAAAGACTTTTGCCTCGTCTACCGAGAGTTGACGGCTTGACAGATAATCGCTCGCGTTTTCTATTGCTGCTGCGTATCTCTGTGTCGCCTGAAGTAAGAAACTTCTCTGCGAATTGTTTAGCCTCACTAAAGTCTACTCCTTCTTTGTACATAATTAGGGAATAAGTATCGCCTTTGACACCACACCCGTGGCAGACAAAGGCGTTCTTATCAAAATTTACTGCTGCACTTGCATGTGTATCAATGTGAAAACAACACTTCATCTTACGCCAGCCTGAACTTACTGCTGGTATTTCTGCACCTATATAGTTTAGGTACTCTTCAATTCTTGGCTTCTCCATTAATTGCTCTCTTCAATAAGTCCAACCATACATAGCCAGGCATGGTGCAGTACCAATCGGCAGGTCTTCCCCGTCCCTTCCTCTTGTGCCACACCACGCCTGTCCATGCTTTGTCGTTAGCCATCTCGACTATCAACTCTTCTACCCACGCTGACAACTTCATTGTCGCGTGGTTTTTTATTTCGATTGTAACTCCAGGTATACCTGAGACATCACCTTTATCTAGAGTAGCACCAGCCAGTCGCCTGTCTGCATACTGAAAGCCGTTTTCTTTGAGGTATTTAACTACATCACGTTCGGCTCCTGAGCCTTTGGCTTTGGCTGCACTACTCATACTGTCATCTCTACCTGTCTATAGTCTCGAACTATATCTTCTAAATGCATTGATGCTGGTTCAAATGATAACGAAATGTAAGTATTACCTGTTGCATCTGCTTTCCCATATCTGTTCTTAACAGGGGCAACGCATAGATATGAATCTAATCCTTGCATCATCTGTCCTACAGTTAGCACCATAGCAGGAATCTGCGCGACCTTGCCTTGCAGCGCAGAACGCGGCTGGCACGGATAGCCAGGTGCACCTTCCTGCGTATGGTGTAACACTAGTACTGCTGCATTGGTATCACGGGCTAAGTATTTAAGTTCTTTCATTACCTGTCGCATACCTGCAAACTCTTCATGTCCATCAATAGCAATGTCCATAAGATTATCCACAACTATAAGTGTAGGGCTTCTACCCCATATAGTTTCGAATGCAGATACTTCTTCATCTAAGTCACGAAGAGTAGGGCTTGGTTCAAATGACCAATACATATTTCCATACTCACGCAAGATTGACTCTGCTGTATCTGGCTGTGTCTTTAACATTAGTTCTGCTTGTTGTTGTGGAATGCGTGCACGAAGTGCAAGTAATCGCATAGCCATTGTATGTGCATTAGTATCGGCAGAAAAATATAGTGTTGGTTGTTTTAGTCTTGCTGCGATATGTAATGCGATACTGGACTTGCCTGCACCTGGAGTGCCTGCAATTACAGTTACTTCTGCACGTCGTAATATGATTCCTTCACGGGCGAAGGCTTGGAAAGGTGGCGGTAATGGTTCTCCGCCAACCTCTGCCTTGCCTACGCTACGACGTAGTGTTTTCATTTATGCCTTTGTCTGGTCGGCTACGAATGTTGCAAACTCTGGTGAGTTAGCCTTGACATATTGTGTAGCACATTTGGTTGGGTCGCCTTGCTTTGCTGGGCAGAAGTGTCCCTTGTAAGGGCCGAACTTACCAGTCATACCATGGATACGAGTCATAGTTCCATGTGGACACATGCGCTGTCCACCACCTGCTGGTGATGGTGCTGGTGTAAATGACTCAGATACAACTGTACCTCCGAGTGCTTGTGCTGCATAACCAACTACTGGATTCATTGGTGTTGCTGCAGGTGCGCTAAAACTAGTGCCACGCACTGCTTTTTCGAGTTCTTCTGTAGCAGATGCAAGTGATGCAAGTGTTAGTGCAATTGTCTGGTCAAGTTCTTCTGCTGTTGCAGCACGAACTGTAACTAGTGAACCTGCTGCTGACTTAACTGTGATGCTGATTGGTGCTTCTGTGTGTGACATCATTCTCCTTGAAATGGGGTTGATATTTTCTTTGCGTCTCGGTGCTTGCGAACTTTCATGGCTAGTTGGATACCCTTCCAACCATGAACTAAGTCTACAAAGTGAAGAGTACATTGTCCACTACCTGCTGGTAAATGAACGATGATTCCTTTTTCTGTATTCACGTCACCCCAAGAGCCACGGGTTGCCGTAGCAGGGTCATACGGCAAGCCGTTGGCATATACTGATAGTTGCATAGCAATCTTATTTGGATAACTAATGCTACCTGTTTTAAGGTCAGAGATAAACTTCTCACCTTTGTATTCAACAACTCTGTCTGGAGTTCCCGCTATCTTGTACTTATCCAATACACAGAATTGTTCAATGTGTATGTTAGTAAAGTTCTTGGTTGCTTCAGCATATGCCTGTATGTCTGCGACATAATCTTCAGGGATAGGCCCAAGGTCTTGGCCTCTATCTAACTTTTCTGTTAGAGCATGAATAGCAGTACCAATAGTAGCCTGTCGGGTAGCACCCGCTGCTTCCATTGAATCTTCTACTAACTTGTCCATCTCTAATTTGTCTTCACGTGCTGCTGATGCAGCAAGTAAAAGGTCTGGTCGTAATGTTAAACCAGTTGCAGCCATGCGTAACTTCCATGCAACAAGAGCAGTGCCATCATCTAATGAACCTGCAACTGTTGTTGTTCTTGTATACGGTACTGGCTTGCCACCTTTTGGTGGCACAATCATAGGTCTGCCGTACCTATCTCTAGGTACTTCTACTTCTGCCATATTATCTCCTTAGACTAGGGTAGGCGGGACAAGGAGAGAGTTCAAACCCACCTACCACTAGTCTTACCATCATAGCATAGGAACGGCTATGCATTGATGTCATTGCCACAGTGTGGACAAAACTTCTCTCTCTTTTTGTACTTCTCTACTAGCATACCATCTTTAAAGTCTTGATGGATGTATACCTTACATCTATTGCGTGTCTGATATAGACGCACAATTGCACCAGACTGATGCAGTACTGACAGCACGCCACTTGCAGTGCCGTGATGCCAGCCTGTTTCAGTTGCTAGTTCTTTCCATGTAAGGCCGTTGACGTTAGCAATTTTTAATAGTGCTAACGCTTTTTGCTGGTTGTTATATTCCTTACCAGTACGTAAATTAATTAGTGCTCGTTCACGACTAGTATCTGTACCTGACCAGCCAGCAGTACCATTATATGGGACGTATGCTTGACTCATTACTCTTCAGTAATCTCATCTACGCTTACGTCATCAATTTGAATAGACGCATTGTATAAATCTACAGTAATCTCATCTTGAATCTTACTGATTGCATCGTCCTCATCATCGGCATCTAAATCTGAGAAACTAACTGAGATTGTAATGCTGCCTGAGTATGTGGTTTGGATTGAGTGTGAGCCGATACTGTTGAGTAACTCGTTGACTTCATCAAGAGTGACTGTTGTCTCACGACTTTCCCATTCACGTTCACTGAAGAAGTCACGTACCGTATTACGAATCGAACTGACTCGTGCTCTGGTTTCGTTTGCAACTTGTTGTACTGCATCTGTCTCTCCTGCTTTCTCGATGAAGCGCAAGACTTCAGATTCAGTATAGTTGATTACGCCATTATCTGTTGTAACTTGGATTGTATTCATGTCTCTCTCTTTTCTTTTACGCCAGAACAAGGCCGAGTGCCCTGTCTTTTACTTTGTCATTGCGTCCGCTGAGGGTGGCAACGGCGAGCCGTTCGGAGCCACCTGAAGCGTGATGGTCTGCATATTCTACTACTGCTTGCCACATTCCGAAAGCAGTGCCTCGAATGTTTTCCTGTGTAGGTGACTCGCTATAGATATCGAATGCTCTATCGCGTGCTGTGATAGCAATGGTCTGCTGTCTACGCTCACCTTGTGTAAGCATGTGATATGGCTTGCCTTCTACTGTAGATGGTAGTGGCCATACATGCTTAAAGAATTCACGTGCTTGACTATGGGTTACTCCACGTGTAATCAATGTGTTAGCAATTGATTCATACTGTTGGATAGAATCATAAGATAACTGAATGATGTTACCAATCTCAGAAGGCGACAACTTAGAATTAGTTGTGTGCTTCATGACATAGGTGTAGTCGTTTGTCTTCTTGCCAGTAATCAATCGGTTGATTTGATTGGCGCAGAATAAACGCTCAATGATAGGACGGATGCGTACTGCACATGAACCATCATGTGATGATTGCACTAGCAAGAACGCAGCATGTGGGTCGTTGGCTACATTTACACCAACAGGTAGTTCCATAATCATCCAGATGTTAGCACCATTATTGTACTCACCTGCTGCTGTGTATCGTGCTTGACCTGAATCAACTAGGCTATCTAGCGCACTAAATACTTCCATGTTTTGGACTACCTTGTACTTGTCACCGACTACACCGATAACAGATTCAGGTACGTCGCAACCTGGCATGAACTTAAGTACTGCCTGCTTGCGTGGTACTTCTACTCTATGTGTGTATGTATCACCATTTGATAGTGGCTGCTTGTATGTTGCTTGCATGTCTGTTAGTTGAACAGTCCAGTCAAGGCCAGCCTGTCGAGCAGCCTCTGATGCAGAACCAGCCTCTACTGCTGTACCTCCACGTGTCCATGATGATGTGTTTGTTCTAGCCATTCTCTTCTCCTTTTACCATGATGCTTGATATTCGAACTCTTGGTCATCTGTGCTGTTGTCTATAATTTCATTTAGTTTTGTTAGTGTTTCTCTAATGTCGCTCCAGTACCATTCATCTATTTCAGTACTTCCAAAAAAGAATCCTGATGCTGGTGGCAATAGTTCCATTGCTGTACCTATTGTACCTTCATCTAATACTTTCTGACAATCATCACGCAATTCAATAAGTGCAGACTTATCTACACGTACTGGTGAGCAATCATCAATATCAGTTAGTTTCATAAACCAACGATGAATAGCATTAGCCTTGCGCCAATAGGCTACCTCTTCTATTTCTTTGCGGTATAGATACATATCCAAACCCATGATTACTCATCCTCTCCAAAGATGCCTGCTACTACTTTAGGATGTAGTTCTGCACGCATGTTACCGAAGGCTTCCTTTGGCCAACCTGCTGCAAATACACGTTGCAATAGCATTGCAAGTGAATAGTTTTCGCTAGCATTTGATAATGTAATCATTGCATCTTCTTTGTTGTCCTGCTCATACTCTAGTGCAGCAAGCAAGCATGCTGGTGCATTGATGTATGCAGTATCTGTTGGTGCTGCCTCAAGTAGCACTGATAGTGCAGGTCTGAAACTATCTGGCTGTGATGGGTCTAGTAATCCTAGTGCATAGTCACGTACCTGTATATCTGTTAGGTAATACAATACGTTAGCAATTGTTTCTTCGTTCTGCTTATCTGCTTCTGATAGGAAGAACTCGCTGACTAGTTTAGCGCCGACGCGCTGAACTACTCTTTCTTCATTGCCTTCTAGTGTGCCCAACTCTACTAGTTGGTCTTTAATTGTTAGTTCCATTTGTATTCTCTCTCTCTGATAGTCGTGTGTCTATCCAGCGAACCATTGTGAATCCGCTGAATCCTATGGTGTCTTGCAGCAAAGCCAAAGCAGTATCATCGTCTGATGCTTCGACTTCTATCTCTGACTGTATAATATAATATGATTTCATTAATACCAACCGTGCTTTCTCCAATGTGCCCAAGCCACTGATGGCTTGCCATATCTGTGTTCTATATACGACAGCCCCTTCTCAATCTGGAGAGGGGCTGGAGTACCAGGTTTGGTGTTGAGAACTTGGGCTATGCCATAAGCACTGGACTCAGGGTTATCTGCTAGATGATTCCATGCTGACTCTTTACCCCATAGTTTAGTCAGTGCTTTCCATTCTGCTCTGCCCCATGTTGGATACTCCATTGCTATAAATCCACGGGCATATGTCTTGGACATGTATGCTGTCCAATAGATTGGTGTTTTGATTTGGATATAGGTAGGACTTTCCTGTAACTCTTGGTGTACCTGCTTTATATATCCTTTAAGTGGTATGCCAATCATGCTTGCAAGTGACAGCAAGACTGTCATTGCTATTGCTTGGGCCTTGCGTACTTGCTGATTCATGGTTACTCCTAGTCATCAAAGCGGGTATCATGGGCATAGTCTGGGTCTGGCTCATTGCATTCACATGCATATATAAAGTTACCGCAGTACTCACATTCGTCTTTAAGTGCTACGTCGTCACCTTCAAGCCATCGTGGTTCACTCATAGTCTTCCTCCTCATCTAACCAAGGCCATAGTCTATGCTGCTCGACGATAGCCCACGCGGGCGCAGAAGTCGAGCCTTTATATGATACTCCATGTGGCATATTAATTATGCGGTCAGTATCTTCTTCCCAATATGCATTGAGTGCATCAACGCATGTTTGTGCCATGAATCTAGGGATAGGTGGATAGAAGTTACTTACTAAATGTATCTCTATCTGTTGTTTTAAATCTATATCCAACTTTGATATTGCTACTGCCATGTTGTGTCCCATTAGAAAGGAACCTCCGTATGTCTAGAGTTACAGTACTTGCGCCATGATTGCAGTCTGCTTTTGAGGTATCTGTTCTGTTTTAAAAGGCTATAGTTGGCAATGAATAGCAGCACCATCATGCCTGCAACTATAAGCCCACACACAATCATAAATATTGCTTCAGTTGTAGATAGGTACATAATATAATCTCCTTGTAATAATATAATTGTTCGACTCACATATGTCTGTACGTATACGGGTGCCCCCGCGAACAAAAAAAGGGGAGATGAGTGACTATTGCTAGCCACCCACCTCCCTGTTTTTTACGCGTGAACCTCTACTGCATGCACTTCCAACTGCAACTGTGGTGCTCGCTGGTCTTTCTGTGCGATTCCTGGACGGCGGTCAAAGCGTGTGACCATTCGTCCTGTGAGTGTGATAGGCAAGGTAACTTCTGTACCTGCACGGCTTGCACCGATGATGTCTCCAACTGTGCTGTCGTCTAGGGCTACGATGTTCATACCTACGACATACACTGTGCGGTCTGCGGTTCCGTCTGATGTACGGGATACGTCGCGCTGGTCAAACCAACCTGTAAGCATTGTGCCTCGGTCATTGGTGTATGTCTTGATGTTCTTGATTGTACCTGTTACTGTGACTTCGTTCTTCATGATGTTCTCCTTGTTAGTTAGTTGATTACGTGCTTTGGGCCGATAGCCCCCTGCCGCTTGCGACAGGGGGTCTATCTGCCTTAGTTATCTTACGTTTGATTCTAGTGGTTTGTCACATGATTGGCAGTCGTTGTACATTTTGAGGGTCAGCATGTGGCACCATTGGCACTCAGTCTCTCGTGCACGCTGGCGCATGTCGTCCAACTCCCATAGTTCCTCATACACTCCTCCGTCCTGTAGGAATACGACTGGCTCCTTGAACTCACCATCTCGGTCTGTCCAGTCATGGCCACTTGGTTCTGTTGTGATTAGCCACTGATGCTTGTACATAAGGTTCCCTTCAGACGCCGACTCATACGCTCTGTCGGTGAGTCGGGCGTCTGCTAGTTCTACGCACTCTGTGCATAGTTGTTCTTGTGCGATACATTCAGGGCAGACGTTGCTTACTGTGAGTGAGTCGCCTTCTGTGTATTGTACTTCGTTCATTTTTTCTCTCCTTACTAATCCACTGACTATCTGTCAGTTGCCGAATGGATAGCATGGGATGTCATTCAGACAGCCAAGTCTTTGGCTGGATGCGGGGCGAGGCTGCATGAAATGCTGACTCGGCAGATGCGGGGTATTCCCCGCTGAGAGCAATCGGCTATTGTTTTGCTCTGCCGAATAGGTAGAGCAGATAGCCGATTTGACGCCTATGCTACCATGCAGGCGACTGATAGATAGATAGTTCCAGCCCAACCATCGGCAGGCTGAGAGGTTTGGAGATACTTCTCCAACTGTAATGGGGTAGCCTGTCAGTTAGGCAATCGCAGTCTATATATGCATTTAAACTGGGCGCATACAGATATGTTTTTACTGCGCCTAGACTGCTGTCTGCCTAGCACTCCAGACTACAGTACTATAGAGCGTCAGCATTAAACAGTCTGTGGGTCTATTAGACCCCAGATTGTTTAATTTGTTTCTGACTATAGTAGAGTATCTCTACCAAAAATATTTCTGTACAATAGTACCCCCAGTCTGAACAGGACTTTTATATGTTTTTAAAAATATTTCTATCAAAAGTGTTCGTTTGACCTGTTTGAACGGATTAAGTATATATAGAGACTATAATAGTTCAGAAGTCTTTTTAGAAGCCTTCTTCACTCTGTACAATAGTCTGTATATAACTGTTACAAGGCAGGTGTATTCTGTCCAAACCTAGGGGGCTAGATGACGTTCGAAAAGGGGGCAACTAACCCCAAGACAATGAAGGCCAATGCCGAAAAACAGCAGGTGCTGGATATGGTCTCCGAGGGGATGAGCCTTTCCAATGCCATGGCCAAGGTGGGCAAGAAGCCCGATACTGCCCGCATTTGGATTATGCGAGATGCCGACTTTGCCCGCCGACTTGAGCAGGCTAAACTAGACGCCAAGTCCAATTCCCTTAAAGCCCTTGGTATCCCCAAGGAAGAGATTACCTTTGCCCAGTTCTCAGAACTATACCTAGGGTCTAGAGTATTTGCCCATCATCAGGACTGGATTGACTTGATTGAAGGGCGCGACCCATCCTGGCTCCACCCTGCTATGACTTATGACCCAGGGGATGCCACCCGCATGCTGGTCAATGTACCCCCTGAGCATGCCAAGTCCACCGTTATCACGGTGAACTATTCGACCTACCGCATCGCTATCAACCCTAACGTCCGCATCATCGTGGTCTCTAAGACGTTGAACAAAGCACGTGAGTTTGTATACTCAGTTAAGAACAGGTTGTCCCATCCACGCTACGCCAAGATGCAAAATACTTTTGGTCCCGAAGGCGGCTGGAAGCAGGACGCAGATACCTGGAAAGTTGATACCGTCTACCTTGGTGGCGATGCGCGTGATTCATCCGAAAAAGACCCAACCATTCAAGCCCTTGGTATGGGCGGTCAGATTTACGGCGCTCGTGCTGACCTGATTATCCTAGACGACTGCATTACAACCGCTAACGCCCATGAGTATGAAAAGCAAATCAACTGGCTGCAGAAGGAAGTTATCACCCGTCTGGGCAAGAACGGCAAGTTGCTGATTGTAGGTACGCGTATTGCTGCTACCGACTTCTATAAAGAATTACGTGACCCGAAGTATTGGTCTAACGGCAAGTCCCCCTTTACCTATATGGCAATGCCTGCGGTATTGGAGTACAAGGAAAAGCCTAAAGACTGGGTAACGCTCTGGCCTGAATCTGACATCCCTTGGGATGGAGATGATGATGAGCCAAATGAAAGTGGTTTATATCCTAAGTGGGACGGACCAGCCCTTAATAAACGTCGCGGTGAAGTTACCGCCTCTACCTGGGCGCTGGTTTACCAGCAGGAAGATATTGCAGAAGATTCTATATTCCCTGCACCGCTGGTACAAGGTTGTATCAATGGCATGCGAAAGCGCGGTCCATTGAAGGCTTCAGCAGCAGGACACCCTATGGATGTCCGCGGATATACAATCATAGGCTTTGACCCTGCTATGACGGGCAACTCAGCCTTTGTTGTCGTTAGTTACAACACCTCCGATAGCCGTATCTATGTCCTAGATGCTGTTAATATGTCAGAGCCTACACCGCAGAAGATTCGTGCAACCATTGAAGAACTTGTTCAAAAGTATAAACCTAATGAATTGCGCGTTGAGATTAACGCACACCAAAAAGGTTATGCCCTAGATGATGATTTGCGTAACTGGCTTGCCCAGTATGGCTGTGATTTAAAGCCACACTTTACTGGCAAGAACAAATGGGACACAAACATTGGCGTTGCTTCTATGTCTAACTTCTTTGGCACAGTCCGAGAAGGTAAGTTTCAGAATAACAACACAATTGAATTCCCATCAACCGAAGGCTCTGAAGGTATTAAAGCCCTTATCCAGCAGTTGATGACATGGAAACCTAACACTAGAGGTAAGACTGACTGTGTTATGGCTCTATGGTTTGCAGTCTTGCGAGTTCAAGAACTTATGCAGGCTGCATCATTTACCAACCGATATAAAGAAAATCGTTGGGCCACACGTGCTCAACTGTCAAAGAGACAATCAGTTAACCTCGACGCTGCCTATCAAGAGCAGTGGCAAGAAATATATGGATAGGAATTACAATGGCAGCAAGGCGTGACCGTTCTGGACTTACGGCTAAAGAATCAAAGATTGTTTCTAAAAAAAGCAGAACTTTTGATTCTAATACACAAGGTATTGGATTGCCACAAAAATCTAGCAAAAAAACAGTTAAGTCTGCTTCTCAAAAAAAGTCGGTTAAAGTAACTGCAAAGCAACGTGGATTTACAAAAGATAAGCCAGGGCGTAAAGAAATGAAGGCTAATGATATTTTTATTAGTCGCTACGCTAAGGATGCAAAAAAGAGTGGGACAAATAAATCTCTTTCAGATGCTGCTGCTCCTAAATCTGTTAGCCCGCGAAAGAAAACTGTTCCAGTAAAGCCTAAGGGTGGTCGCGGTATGCGTGGTGGCTTTGGTGGCGGAGGCGGTTTAAACCGCGTAAATAGATAAATTAATTTTAATAATCAATTGTATGAATAGGAAACTAAAATGGCATCAACATCATATTCACCAAAACCTATGACACCTGCTGCTAAGGCTAAGGCTAGCGCACGTGGTAAGGCACAGGCTTCAAAAGTATCACAAAAAACTATTGACCAAATTAAAAAAGATGGTATGACAAAGGCTATCGCCAAGGTCAAAAGCGGAACGGCAACACCTGCATACAAGATGGGTGCTACTCGTATGTATGGCAGTAAAAGAGTTGCTGTTCCCGCAACTCCAAAGTTACCGCAGCCATCATTAAAAGAAAGATATATGCCAAAACCTGAAGATGTTAAGAAATTCTTAAAAAAAGCAGGTAAAGAAAATATTGAAATAGCAAAAATTCTTGGAAAGGCTTTTGGCGCATATACAAAGGCCACGGCTCAGCCTGCTATTTTTGTTGGAAAAACAGCCAAGAAAATTGCATCTAAGAAGCCACCTCGTAAATAAAAATAATTTTTTCTTTTAATC